TTTACAAAAGCGTTGCTCTATCCAACTGAGCTACTCAGGCATATCTTCAGGATTTTCTAGATCAACTGGAAATAAACATGGATGACATTCTTCATCAATCAAATAAAATGAAGTACGATATAAATCTTCTGGAGCATATTCCTGATTATTTGATGCATCTATTTGAATGTAAGGGTCATCCTGCATGATTTGAGGAATCTCTTCAAAAGTAAAAGGTACATTGTTGATGAAATACATTTCCACAATTTCATTGTTGTAGTAACAATAGTTTGAGGAAATTTTGTATTTCATAACTGTATCCACCGATACTGATATTTATCGGTAACTCCCCCGATAGGATTTGAACCTATAACCCATCGGTTAAGGAAAAAACTGGAATCGAACCAGAACTAAAGGAACCTTCTTTTCCACAGCCGATTGCTCTGCCATTGAGCTACAGGGGAATAAATAGTTGGTATTATTTTAAAAAGTTATACCAACATGAATAAAAAAGAAACTAGAACTTATGCTGATAGAAAAGCAAAAAATCCTAACTGGGCTAAAACGATGGCAAAAAGAGTATCTGCAACTAGAAGAAAAAATGTATCATTAATTAAAGAAGAAGCTGGAGGAAAATGCTGTATTTGTGGATACAACAAATGCACTGCAGCATTGGATTTTCATCATTTAGACCCAGATGCTAAAGAAGGAAGAATTATTGGTTCCACTGCATCTTTAGCAAAGCAAAGAGAGGAAGCAAAAAAATGCATCCTTGTATGTGCAAATTGCCATCGTGAAATTCATGCTGGCATAACTATATATTGAATTTAAGGGCAAGGATGTCCACCTACGATAAAATCTACGATGTGGCCGAGGGGATCCTTTGTTTAATACAACGTTCCTTGTTGCACCCTTTACTACAGCATTCTAGTTTATCAGTCTAGGGCTCTTAGTACCTCTGGCTGGGAATCGAACCCAGTTTCCAAGTGCATTGTCTGCCTGTCCTTACCAATAGACTAACAGAGGATTAACTAATTTTCACCTAGAAGATATTCAACTGTATTTGCTACATCATTCATAGCATCACGAAGATTGGGACGTTGACCAGATTCTTGTTTGATAACTGGCCTATGATCATCAGTTAGAGTCCACCTCCACAGATTCATATCCTTACAATACCAAAGATTAATCTTCATGTTTATAATACTCTAGTTCAATCCAATTAAGAAGTGTCTGAAATGCATTGATGGATGCTTGAGTACAATTATCTTCTTTAAGTCGATGAATGTAAAACTCAAGAGCTTCAATGACCATCTGACGATCAGTTTGTGAAATAAGTGACATAATAACCTCAAGATGAGGAAGCGGGAAACGGGGATCGAACCCGTGATTTCAACTTGGAAGGATGACGTGTTACCGCTACACCATTCCCGCAGTGACCCCTCTGTTTGAGCATTGTTAATAGGCTTGAGGGGTATTGATTTTATTTAGTGAAAGTAATTACATCAGGTGTTGATGATGGAATTACGGTATCTCCTAGTTTAATTTGATATTTTGCACTAGACTCCTGAGCTTTATTCATTACAATAATGTAACCTAGCTTTTGTAAAGCTTCAGCAATTGAATGAAGAGTATAAGGATCTTCATGCATTGCACCTAGTTCAAGTGCAGAACGAAGTGCATGTTCAGCCTTTTCAATTTGATACTTAACTGAATCGCCCATGTTAATTATATAGTGGGGATGGAGAATAGGAGACTTGAACTCCTGACATCCTGCTTGCAAAGCAGGCACTCTACCAACTGAGTTAATTCCCCAGATGGATTAAGTGTGATATATCTCATAAGGATATAACAGGGACTTAATCTCTATCCGTATACTGACTTTGCAGTTCACCGACAATTTACCGTCAGAATGGAAGTTCTGTTAACGGTAATCGGGATGATAGGACTCGAACCTACGACTTCCGCTTCCCAAAAGCGGCGCTCTAGCCAAACTGAGCTACATCCCGAAATAGGAACACTGGGAATTGAACCCAGACCAACCCGTTATAAGCAGGCCGCTCTACCATTAAGCTATGCTCCCTAGACTAAATTATCGAACTTCGTAATCTAGTCTACGTATTCGCCTTTTCGGCACATCAACTTGATCAATAACTTTGGGTTTTGGTTTTGGTTTCATAAATCCACTTACCATTTCAACTTGGCTGATGTCTTGTCCTATTATAACAGGTAACCCATTGTTGTCAAGTCTTATGTAGGTCTCGTTAGGACACTTACATGACTGACCTCTGTTTGGTGTTGCTACCTGAAGTGTTGCATTGCAACATTTACATCTGATTGTGTACATTGTTTCATACCTTAAATATTCAGTTGTCACGACTCAGGAGGGACTTGAACCCCCGACCAACTGCTTAGAAGGCAGATGCTCTATCCAACTGAGCTACTGAGTCAATTGTTGGAAACTCATAAGATATTTACCTTATGTATATTACCAGAAGTATTAGAGGACTTCCGAACCAACTGATTTAGTTTACCATGTCTTGGGGCAGTTGTCAACCCATGGGGCACACAACCTCATTTCCCCGCCAAGTGCTCGACACTCATCAGTATAACACACATCTGTGTCAACTGGTTTCTCTGAGTACCGTGGAGTTAATACCTTAGCATATTTATCGTCTTTTGTCAAGCGTTCATAATCACGGATTGCTTTGTCCACGGTTCGCTCGACATCTCGTTCCACTACACCAGGATTTTTTTGAAGTTCTGGGATTAGTGGAGAATCTGGTTGATATGTTTGAAAATATTCATAAACAATATCCCAGATATGTTTTTCTTCTATCTTTAAGCAAGAAGAGAGTGATGCTACTATTAAAGATAAAACTAGAATAGTTCTAATAGATGTTTTCTTTTTACCAAAAGAAAAATTAAATTTCATAGGTTAATCATTTTGGGTCATCATGTGATAGCTCACGGTCTATTATACCTTTGATTTTTTTGATTCTTTCTTGTGGACTTTTTGTTGTTTTTTTAGAAGACGGCTTACTGGGTTTTGATGGTTCATCACCAACAACCGATGCAGCCATTTGTCTCATTTTTTTAATTCTATCTAGTTGTCTTTGATGTCGTTCTAGATCTTGTTGCATAAGTTTTTTATGAGCATCATCAAACCCATCTAAAATAGATTCATTAAGATTTACTATATATGCTTCTAAACAAAACTCTTGAAAGGTTTTCATGATGCTCTTTATAGTTCTTTATGAGGAAGGGGAGAACTTATCTCCCCATTATTTATCTGTTAAACTCTATAGTAACAGACTCTTGCCACTCCCTGTCCTGGAGACGCAATAGTAGAGAATGCCCCGTAGGACAGGTCGAGGTCTCGTCCTCCGACATATGGACCTCTATCATTCACTCGCACAATAACTGATCTTCCATTTCGTTGATTTGTAACACGTAATCTAGTGCCGAATGGAAGCCACCTATGTGCCACAGATCGACCATATGCATTATATGTTTCACCGTTTGCGGTGGTTTGGCCGTGATATCCATCACCTACACCATAATGTGATGCCAGGGAACATCCGCTGGCTGCCTCAGCTTTTTGGGGCGTAAATCCAAGAAGTGTTGAAGCAATTAAAAGGGTTGAAATAAAACGCATTAATTTAAATTGAACTCTACATCCTAATAGAGAAACCACACATCCCCTCTCTCAAGGGGGAATCTCCTAGGCTCTAAATGATAACACTCAATCGCTTATGATAAAAGTTGGTGTTACCAATGGGCAGGGAGGGATTTGAACCCCCGTAGGCAGAGCCAGCGGATTTACAGTCCGCCTCCATTAACCACTCGGACACCTACCCGATAACAAAATGTTACCACACTCGCATTCAGTTGTCAAGGTGCTTGGGATATTTATACCGTTTCTCAGGGTTGGAAAACCCTACCCCATCCATCATTTCCTGCAGGACACCATCTACGAGATAGTTCTGATCTCTTATATACAGCTCCTTTTCCATTGGTTACTGCACCAGTATAGCCATCATTTAAAGAACCGTATGGATCATTGACTACATAATCTCCTGCTGGAGTCTTACCAATCACTACAACCATGTGCCCGCCAGTAGGTGCAGATAAAGAACCCCTGTGCAAGATACCAATAACCACAGGTCTGCCTTTGGATAGCTCACTATCAAGAGCATTAAAAGTGAGATTGTAACTAAAGTGTGACTTAATACCATAGCTTGCAAGAACTTTGGTTTGAACCACATGATCAGTTGTATCACCGATTGAGAATACCTTTTGAACATATGCATCATCACCCTTAGGTCCTTTTAAAGTGCCAGGTTTAAAATACTCAAGACACATAGCACAAGCAGAACTGTTACAAGTACGGTTAGCATCTCTGTAATTATCTGTCTGTGGGAAGAATGGAACTTCTAGGATATTTGATTTTGGTTTATCTGGCTTAGTCCTAAAAATTCTAACCCAGTTAGCTTCATCCTGCATTAGCTCCTGAGCTTTGATAACTAGATCCTTTTCAAATTGCTCTACCGCAGCTACATGCTTTGGATTAGTTTCGTCGTAGTGTTTAAAAAAGTTGTGTAAGTCAATTTGCATTGGTCTCTCCGAATAGTTTGATAAAGTACTCTGCATCAACAACGACTAAAGGTTTCTTGTGATTTTTTTTCATGACTACAATAGGTTCATAATTTCCACAGTTAGCTTTAGCTTGATCATAAGCTTCCCATACATTCAACTTCTCAACATTCTTACATTCAATAGAAAAAGGAAACTTACTTCTAGCAGCTCTGGCCATGATCAAATCTTCACCACCCGCACCCATAGATCTTGATTCAATATCTTCAGGATGTACATCTAGTTGTTCTATGAGTTGATCTCTAACCCATTTCTGTAGATTCCTACCTTTAGCTTTAGCACTCTGAGGTTTCATAATATATCTCTAAGTAATATCTAAGATATTTATCTGAACCCTGACAGAGTTATTATACAGGGTTTTAAGGGTCTTGTCAAGCCCCCCTATCGAAAATCCTTAATAGGCCAGAAAACATGCTTTTTTTCTACGGTTTTACTAGGGTTCTCAGCCATAAAAAAAGAGACCCCATAGGGTCTCAGGAAAAGGTTTGAGCTTAAAATCAGCCTTCTAGAATCTCAGAGATCCATGCATCTGACATGTTAGCCATGATAGATTGAGCATCTTCTGGAGTATCGGCATAGCCTTCATCTAGGAGATGAGCAAGAACTACATCATAAAGATCTTCTCTTTCTTCTGAATAATAGTTTTCAACAATCTGATTTACTTCATGATCGCTAAATGAATCGAGAACTTCAACTGCCTGGTCAAAGGTTTCAGCATAACCTTCGTTAATTAGATATTCAAGAATATAATCAAAATTCTCACCGAGTCTATCAGCAAGTTTTCTATTCCATGCTGCGGATGCAAACTGATAATTTCCTTTGGTAAATGGTTTACCTTTTTTAGTAAGTTTAGCTGGAGGAAGTGCTTTTACAGATGAAGAAGATGTAGTACCACTTTTGTTCCCAACACCTGCATTCCTATAAGGAGCAGGAGATCTTGGACCTTTTGGTGCTGGAGATGGACCTTGTTGGGGTTTGAATGTTCTGTTTACATTCTGTCCACCAGGTCTCCAAGTTGGTTTTGATGATGATGATGATGCTGGTTTTGGACCCTGCTGAGGTTTGAATGTTCTGTTTACATTCTGTCCACCAGGTCTCCATGTTGGTTTTGATGATGATGCTGATGATGATGGTTTTGATTCAAACTCAGAAGTATCCGCACGTCTTGCAGCAGAAGCTTGGGCTCTTGCTGCTCTTCTCATTTGACGACCAGTTTCTCTTGCCTTTGCTTCCTTTGCTGCTTGTCCACTAAATTCTTTCTTGGCAGCACTATACCCAGCTTTTGCGGATTTTTTAACATTACTCAAAAATCCTTTAACTTTCTCCTTGGCAGATGATAGTTTGCGTCCAACTTCAGCAGCGCCTCCCATAGCAGCAGAAGCAGCACCAGCACCTAAAGTCTTTGCTCTATCTGCAATATTACGACCAGCACGAACTGCAGCAACTTGCATTCTTTTTATTGCATGTTTTCTGCCAACTCTTTCACGCTCAGCAGACTTTTCTCTCTTTGCGGTTGCCGCTGCGGATTTTCTCTCACGAGTTGCTTTGTTTTGCAGTCTATTCATTCTTTCCATTTCACTTTCTTCGGAAAGAATCTGAGAGTCAAGTAATTGCACACACTCGTTAAGTTTGAACTCACCTTCAGAAAAAATGGCTTCCATAATTATGGTAAGCTCATTATCGGAAAGATCATCAACAAATGATAAATCTTCTTCAACTGCGAAAATATCTTCTCTTAGTTCGTCGTCATATACGGCGAAGTAAGACTCATAAAGTTTTTGGGTACTTGTCATTGGAGTTTCTATAAATGTTACTTTATAGTATTATTTATAAAAACTCCCGCATTGACTACAGTTTAAACCCAGAGAAAGTATCGTTCTTCATGTCTTGTTTGATGCCACCAATCACATAAGATTCAATCTCTGTTTCTTGGGGAGCATTCTGCATCATCTTAGAATTTAGCCAATGCTCAGTCCAAGGAAGTGGATTGTTTGACATTGAAATATCAAACATTGGCTTCAGTCCAATAGACTTCATCCTACGGTTTGCAATGTACTCAACATAGGAGGATAGTAGTTTTGCATTCAAGCCAATCATTGAACCATCTTTGAACAGATACTCTGCCCAAGCTTTCTCTTCATTTACTGCACGGGCATACATTTGACGTACATTATCTTGCTCTTCTTCAATGATTTCTAGCATCTGTGCATCATCACCATTCTTCCAATTCTTGATGATGTTCTGAGTAATAACTAGATGCTGAGATTCATCACGAGCAATCAAGCCAATGATCTTAGCAGATCCTTCCATGAGTTTAAGTTCACCAAATGCAAACGAACATGCAAAGGAAACATAGAAACGAATACCCTCAAGGATATTCACATTCATAACAGCACGATATAGTTTCCTCTTTAGTTCTTTGAGTTCAATGTTTGCAGTAGTATGATCGCCAAGTTCCCATAGCTTACCACCACCCCATTGCTGGGCAGACTCAATTAGTTCATCGTAGGCTTGAGTTACACTGGTTGCACGTTCTAGAATCTTTTCATCATCAAGAATAGTATCAAATACCTCAGATACATCTGAGTATACATTCTTGATGATGTATGTGTATGAGCGACTATGAATCATCTCCATAGTTTCCCAAATGGTCATACAAGCTTCTAGTTCTGGAAGTGAGCAGTATGGTAGGAATGCCATACCAGGACCACGACCCTGAACAGAATCAAGCATGATCTGATACTTCAGGTTTGAAGTAAAGATATGCTTTTGTTCAGGGCGAAGTGTTTGATAATCTGCACGATCTTTTTGGAGGGAGACCTCCTCAGGTCTCCAGAAATATCCAAGTTGTTGTT